TGCGGTTTCGCTCACATGCTTGGTGCATGTCACCTCTTGTGAGTTCCAAATCCATGAATGACACTGAACTTGGTATACTCCTTGATCCGAACTAGTTTACTTTTAAAAGTAAACTCTAATAGGGAAGGAGAACTCAATACCTAACCGTCACATTGTGACGGCTGCAAACTCAATGAGTCTGTAGGTTCAAACCTCCCAGCCACCCCTTCAAAATAATATTTTGAAAGGGATAGGTTGGGGACATTACCACCGATGCCCAGGTAGGAATGTATGTCAGCACGGCTGACCCACACTCCTGCCCGGTTTCCCCAATCAAATTCGTCTTCTGACATTGCAAGTATCACACCTGCATTGTCATAAGCCATTTTCCGCAATGCGGAAAGTATTTGTCGGGCTCGGTTTTTTCGACGGGCCATCTCTGGTCTCGCCCTTCCGGAATATATTTCCGAGTAGGCCGATTCCTTCGATCCCGTTACTGTCAAAGGTTCCATCAGATTTATATAAGTCCGATGGACTTGGCGCGTTACCCTCCTCATTGAGGACGGTGTTGCCGAGCCAGTATTCAATGTTTCCGCTGTAGACTGGAATGCAGTCCTGTAGTCAGATTGAATAACCTTATCATTTCCTATAAAGGGAGAAAGATCTAGAAAGCAGGTTTGGAATCTTATTCCTCTCTGCCACTGGGTTTCCTTCTTCCCTATGAATGTTGGATCATTTGCTAACAGGTACTTGGCCTTCCTTAGCAACATGACATCGTCGGTATGGCTTTCCATAAACTGTTCATAACAGTTTGGAATTCCAATACCGCCAACTTTTGTTGGTGCGTATGCCATAGGGTCTTTGAAGATCTTCTCTTCAAAGAAACTTGGCATTCCACATCTTATTATAGCTGGCATTACTCTCTTCAGGTGGTCAAATAGACCTTCCTCAAGACCGTTCTCCCAGTTTTCTTTCATAAAGCGAAAGTCACGTTCCAAATTCTTGGCCTTGCCAATTAATGGATCCGGAAACTCAAAGTTTCCGTGACTTCCCATCTTCTGGAACTGATTTACTAGTCTCATTTTGACATTGTCAATTTTGATACTAGTTTTCAGTCTAGGTGAAAATCCAAAATCTTGGCAGTAGTGTACGAATCTCTTTGAGACTCTGTACTTCTCCCATGATATTTCAAAACCCATCGATTCAAGGAATCGAGGGGGTTTGAGGACTTCTTCTTTGCTGCCGAGCATGACATGGTCATCCCCGGCGCAAGCAAACATTTTTTGGCCAGGTCCAAAGGTCTTACCTTTGGACTTGCCTCTTTTAACTGTGTGATTCCGTTTTAGCTTCAAGTATTTAGCATAAGATGCCTCTTGCATTGAGTTAAAACCCGATATGGTTCCATAATATGAAGCCATAGATGAAGCGGTCAATATTACCTTGGTAATAGGATCGCCCATCATCACGCCATTTACAGATTCAAAGGTCA